CTCATCATTTCTTTACTTATCGTTCATTTTAGAATGGTCCTATCCACTTGTACTTCAGTTTAGCCCACCAACCAATAGGTTCTGGTGTTAAGTCGATCCAATTTTTTCCTGCTCGACGAACTACTTTGAATCCCAATCTACGAATATGATCAATCCAAGCTTGCCCGGTAATAGTCGGATTATGAAATTTATCTGCTACAGCTTGTATTCTAAATCCAATTGTACCCGAACCTTCTAATGCAATTAGAGCCATTACCTTTTCGTAGGTGACAACTTTGACAAGATATCGCTCAGCTTTCGAGTGTATGATGGCATCTCTGGTGCTCGTCCGCTCATTCAGCTCTGATATGATATCGGATTGAGTTCGCTGCATCATCCTACTCCAATCAAAAGCACCGATGCGGTGGGTCGATTCTTAGCTGGGTTTCGTGTAGTTGTAAGGTCTTCAAGGTAATTCTTGAGTGCTTTCACAGTCTGCTTCTCTTTCACCATACTAATGAACTTGTCCGGATCCCGCAAGCGGCGCATGAAAGATTGAGCTTCATCGTAGCCTTCGATTTTGGTATCTCTTACTGTGAGTCCCACTGAAGGGTCACTTGCTTGGAAATATGATATCTGATTGTACTCAACATGATACACCAGTAGAGCTTTCGCTCCTGGAATCTTAGTTGGTGCAATTGACTCGACACCGGAAGGCTCATGCTTTGGTAAGTACAGTAGCTTGGCAACCTGCTCAGAAGCCGGCTTGGCTTTCTTGGTTGAAACTCGCCCTGAAGTTTCAGACTTGACCACCACATTGGTTTTGAGCCACTTGACTCGATCTTTCACCGAGCCCATAAATGCTTTCAGGACCCGCGAAAACTCACTCATGGCTTCTTTGTCTTCAATATGACGATAGCCGGGGACCGCTGGACCACCACCGGCAAAACTTATGACCTTATCCAGAAACTCTTCAAGCATCTTATAGAAGAGCTTGGCCGGCTTGTATTCAACCATGGTTTCTTTGATCCAAGCCTTCTGGTCAAGTCGCATATCCACAACGACTTCGGTGCCGTTGTAGTTGTACTCTCTGACTCGCTTCTTGATGGGTATAAATCCATCTTCTCCGAGCATGGCATCAAAGTACCCATCAATACTATCGAAATACGAATTGGCTTCCTCTTCGATCGGGTCAGCCTCCACTACTTTCTTTTGTCGTTTCGGACCCCTCCGGATTGGTGCAACTGTCATCCCACGCTTGATGAAGATTGTGATTGCCTTTTCCAATGATTCCAACCAATTTGGAAGCATATAGGCATTTCGCATATCAAGTCGAGCAATGATACCTGGAAACGATACACCAAGGTCCTTTGGTGCGAGTTCTCCATAACCAATTTTGAGTGACAGTGCCGAAATATTCTGTACAGCATTGATATGCCCAAGGCTGTAGTTTTTCTTCCGCATCCATTCCAATACCCAAGCTTTTTGCTCTTCTGGATTGGAGAATGCTTTGTACCATTCCATACCTCGTACGGAATCGCATATTTGAATATCGAGCGGTTCCCCTCTGCGGTACTTCGGTTCATCACCAAAGTACTTTGCTTCTTTTGATTCCGCAAAGCGCCAATGTCGCTTTATTTGCTGATCGGCCGCCACTTCAGGCTCTACCTCTTGGGTAGCCACTGAATCCGATGTTTCCTCGTCTTGTGAACTCATATACTTCCTTTCAGAAGTTTCCAACCCAATCAGTTGCCCCTTACGGAGTCTAACACTGAGCCGGCAGTTGGCTATCCCCGCAGTTCCTGCGGTTCTCATTTAGGATACAATCTCGATTCAATAAATTTGAACCCTGAACCAAGATGTTTTGAGCTGCATTCATATCTCTATTATGACAAGTATTACAGCGATTGCAAGTCCACTTTCTATCTGAAAGTGTTAAGTCTTCCTTGATATAGGAGCAATTTGAGCAAGTCTTAGATGATGGAAACCATCTAGATACTTTTATCACGGTTCTTCCATACCACTTGGCTTTGTACTCGATCATCCGGCTGAATGCACCTAAAGAGACATCCGAAATCGACTTAGCCAATTTCCGATTTTTCTTCATCCCTTCTACATTCAAGTCCTCTAAAATAATCGTTTGGTTTTCACGGACTATCTTGGTAGTGACTTTTTGGAGATGATCATTCCGAATATTGGTGATCTTTTCATACACCTTGGCTCGTTTCACTCGGGCTTTTTCTTTACCTTTGGATCCTTTCTGTTTACGGGAGTAGGACTGACAAGCTCTTCGGAGCTTGACTTCTAAGTTCTTGAGTGGTCTAATGTTAGGGTAAGTGGTACCATCCGAGCACGTAGCAAGAGTAGTGATACCAAGATCGATTCCTACTACTTTGGAGTTGGTAGGAAGTGGTTCTATTTCTCTTTCGGTTAGGACTGAAGCCCAATATTTGCCGGATGGAGTTTTGGAAATAGTTACGGATTTGATTTTACCTTCTACTGGACGGTGGTTGTCAAAGAGAATACCTTCACGGAAGTGTCCTATAGAAATTTTGTTTACTTGGATCAACGGATGATCGCAAGTACGGAAACTATTTTTGCCCGACTTCTTTTTAAAGTTTGGATACTTGGCGAGCTTTTTAAAGAAACGATTAAATGCCGAATCCAAGTTTTTCAGTGTTTGTTGAATAGTCGAATGAGAAACATCATTTAACCAAATGGTTTCATCTTTTCGTTTTAATTGTGTAAATTCCAAACAACAGTGGTTGTAATTCAAGCTTTTCTTAGCCAGATTCTTTTCTTTTGCTTCCAAGTAGTGCTTGGTTTTCTTATCCAAGAAGTAGTTGTAAATGAAACGAGTACATCCAAAGTGTTTATTAAGTAAAACTTCTTGCTCAGATGTTGGATAAAGGCGGAATTTATAAGAATAATGTTGAATCACATCACTATCTATACCACTCTATGGTTTGGTACATTACCCGACCCTTGACAATAGCGCAACTTATGTTAAAGTGATCATCATGAATGAAGCTTCTCTCCCGATTCTGACTCAACGGACGAACGACCGCAACACCATGCTTTTGGCAATACTCCATCTTGCTCCAAAGATGCAATTGCGCTTTTTCGATCAACGACTTTGGAAGCGATGTCTCAATAAAGCGGAGAAGTATCGAAAGCAACTTGCTCATTTCAATGGTTGGAATCCATTCAATTGGAACCAAATTGTAAAGTTGCGACGACGCGAACGATATTGGATGCAAGCTGCCGAATGGGTTCAGTACTGGCATATCCATTTGGATCGTAACTTTGAAGCCATCGTTGAAGGTGAAGTACCACCGAAACGTCCAATTGTCCGTAAATCAAAGAAAACTCCAACGAAAGGGATGTAATACATGCCGCTTTATGCTTATCGCTGCACTCATTGTGAACACTACTGGGAGGATATTCGAACGATGTCCAAACAAGACGCACCAGAAAAGGAAGCTTGTCCTAACTGTGCCGAACTTGGTCACGTAGGGCGACAACTCTCCTCCGGTGTCCAACCCGCCGATCCGGTCTCCATGGGTACAAAGAAGCCTGATAGTGGCTTCCGAGATGTCCTTGCCCGCATCGGTGCCGCCAATAAAGTTCGTGATGGTCTCCGATTGAAACCAAGCAAAATGGGACGGTACGACCGGTGAAGACCTTTACTCACAATTTCCTGAAACTTGACTTGCCAGAACTTACTTCATCCACTTTGGATGACGGTTCCCGCTTTTATAAAAGTCCTTCTGGTCAATGGTTACCTTCGGTCACCACCGTAGTGAATCATGAAAAGAAGGAATTTTTCAAAGCCTGGAGACTCGATCCAAACAATCAAGCCAAGGGATTGAGAGCTCAAAACCGAGGTACTCAAATTCATGGTATTGCAGAGCGGTATGTTCTCAATATGCTCGATCCTAGTACAGAGCATCCTGAAGCCATGAAACTATTTGAAACCGGCTTCCGACAAGAGTTGGATAAGCATGTCGATAATGTCCGAGCTTCAGAAACGACTCTTTGGTCAGATTTACTTGGTCTAGCCGGCCGTGTAGACTTGATTGCCGACTACAGGAAAAAGAGGTCAGTAATCGACTTCAAAGGTGCCACCCAACCGCTCCGTGAGGAATGGATCGAAACGTATTTTATGCAGATTTCCACATATGCGGTCATGTGGGAAGAAAGAACCGGTGAAACTATTGAACAAGTAGTAATCATCGCGGCAGTAGAAGATCCACAAATTACTCAGGTCTTCGTCAAAGAACCTGGTAATTACTTGGATAGAATCCTAGAGGTTAAAGCCAAGTATTTGGCTGATACAGTAAAGTCCATTCAGCAGCAACAGAAGGAAGTTAAGTAATGTCCGAAGTTAAAACAGAAGTACCACTCCCTACTTTCGAGCTACCATGCTCCACCACAGAATTTGAAATGCGGGTACTCAAACGAGTCTTTGATTCAACATCTGGATTGGATCATATTGGTGCTGTAGGTGAAGAATTGGAACATCTTGGTGTCGAAGTCGAAGATTCCCACCGAATGGTTTCACCAACATTGAAAGCCTTGCTCCGTAAGGAATTTGAATCTCGACGAATGCTAGACAAGGAAAAGCATACCCCATCTTTTTCGCCGGAGGACTTTGATGCTCCAGGAAAAGCAACTAGCAAATAACGGTCTCACACCTTTTGAAGTTTACAAAAAGTACATAGCGATCAAGCTGCATTTCACTTCCGAAAAGTACGATTACTTCAAGAGTAATGGAAGATCAAATGCGACAGAGGTCTCATTTAATCGCCGGGGTGATTACTACTTTTTCTGTAAATTGGCAAAGAAGTACCGAGAGTACGAAATTGTTGACTTGTTTGTATCCAATTTTATAGCTAATCCAACACTTTGGGTGGGTGCAATCTTCGGAGAAAGTTCTCTGGAAGTCTATCAACAGTGGCAAAAACGAATTGAATCTTGCTCGTATTCATTGAAGCAAGATTTGGCTTTTGCTCGTTCTTATTGCCAGCGAACGGATATACTCCTTACGGATTTATTTTCACCGAGTAGTGGTAATTGCAAGTTTATCCAGTGGATTGAAGCCCACAAATTCAATCCTGAGTCGCTTTGCTGGTTAGAAGCAAATTTAGACTTTTTAGGTTCGTTTCGACAAAAGTATCCGCATGATCCTTTGGTTCAACGATACTACTCCTCTATGAAAAAATACATTCCTTTTCTTAGAGAGCGGCTTAGTACTCCACCAGAAACTTTTGCTTCCATCATCGAGCAAGCTCTATCCAACTGAATCAAGTTGGAGAAGTTGCACCGATTAAATCTTGTGTTAGGATAGATACTCTTAGATCATACAAAAGGAGAGTATCACACCGACACAATTCATACTTCCAAACAAACCAACAATCCCAAATCGAACTCTACAAACCACAACTCAATAAAAGCACGCTACGATTACTTTCACACATCCCTTAAGGATACTTTCAAATGTCTACGACTGACGATTTTCTTTCTCTCATGGAATCTGGCAACACCGGCGTTGACGAAATTGCAAAGCAACTGGAAGCGAATTCTTCCAAGAGGCGCAATTATCAAGACGACCGTCAATGGAAACCTGAAACGGACAAGGCCAAGAATGGCTATGCAACCGTTCGTTTTCTTCCGACCATTCCACCCGACCGTAATCCAAACGCTCTTTACTTTGTCGAAGTGAAGAAGCATGCCTTCCAAGGAGATGGCTGGTTCATCGCCGAATGCCCCGGTACCATTGGTCAGGAATGCGTTATCTGTAATGAGAACCGCAAGTACTGGGACAAGGCCAATGCCGGTGACGAAGCCGCAAAGGCTATCGCCATGAAGCGCATGGCCGGTACAAAGTTCATGTACAATGTACTCATCATTGAGGATCCGAAGAAGCCCGAAAACAACGGCAAGTTGAAGCTTTGGGCTGTACCAAAGTCAATCCATGTCAAGATTTTGGCCGCCGTGAATCCACCGAATACTCCTGGTAAGCCTCGCAAAACTGCCAAGGATGTATTCAACTTCTGGAAGGGATACAATTTTTACGTATCCATCAAAGCCAAGGCCGGTTGGGCCAACTACGATGATTCAGAATTCGAAGAGTCGCCATCTCCAGTCTTCGGCGGCGACAAAGCCAAGATTCGTGAATTGTACGATAGCCAGTACGATCTTTCTGAGTTCCATAAGCCTGAGGTATTCCAACCAGCTGAAGACCTCTTGAAGCGGTACTTCAAGGTCACTGGTGAAGGTGGAGTTGATGCTCAATTCGGCACTACGCAAAAGACCACTCAGAAACCTGCTGAGGAAAGTAATGAAGAACCGGCCGAAACTCCTCTCACTTCAGGCTTGGAAGCAGATGCTCCAGTGGCAACTGAAAAAGTCGTTACTCCACCCGTAACAACTCCTGCCGCACCTACGACCGGTGGACCTCAGTCCACACTCGCCAAACTAAAGGCGAAGCTCGCCGCGGAAAAGGCAGCCGCTGCCGTCTGATAACGTTCTAAAAATTGAATAGAAACGAACCAAGACCACTCGAAAGAGTGGTTTTGTTATTTGCTACCTCGGCGTTGCGATTCGGAAGCCAGAGTAAACCACGGATCCTGCTGTCTTACCGTAGTGGTCATCGGAATAATCGGAGCAACTGTTTGTGGCGCTTGAGTGACACTCGACGGA